CGATCTCCGCGTCAACGCTTTTTGGTGGTTGGTGCATCCTTGTTCCTCCATTCTCCTCTCCATCCGCCCGTCTTCTTCTTCGGGTAGATGCGGATCGGCTCATCCTCCCTAGGGTTAAAGATCCACTCGGTAAAATTCCACGTGGTGGCATTCTCCCAAGGGTCTGTCCGCGTCACGAGATGGCCGTACCTCTTGTGCAACTCGTCGGTAGAGCATCTTACAACTTCGTCAAGGGCTCCGCCCGCCGAGTCGTATGAGTCCCTGACCCCAGAGATGGATCGGGTACGGTTCAGCCACAGGCCGCACCTCCCGCATCCAATTGCGTACTCCCAACTGCTGTCCACGACGATGGTCAGGTCGTCGTGTTCTCGGTCACGCAGTGCCAGTGCGTGCTGCTGCGCCAAGAATCTCCACGCAATCAATGACTTGGCGTACCCGCCACGCCGACTGGGGAGAACCACCTCCTCAGCCAGCGTTGGCGAGTCTTCCATCCTGATCATCGTGAGGCCAGCCCGATGAAGATGATCAACAGCAAGAACTTGAGAGTCCCAAACAGGCTGTCAATCATCGCACCACCATCCTCTTCCCGCCAAACTTGATCGCGGTGATCGCGTCCGTTGGGATGCTGCGGTACTCGGCCGACTTGGCCTCCCACACGATGGCCAGACCGAGCTTTGCGGGGTCGTATGCCTTCTTGCCGCCCTTGAGGTGCTTCGTCACACCAGTGCGGCAGGTCATCACACGAGTCTCGCCAGTGGTGCGCTTCGTGAACTCAACGGTCAAGAAGCGACCCTTGGAGCCGTTGAGAATCTCAACAGCCTTCTCCTGACTGATCCGATTGGCGTGCTCGTCACGCTTCGGGCAGGGCAGTGGGGCGTCGCCCACCTGATACAGCGGGCCATCCCAATCGTGGCCACAGTCGTAGCACTTATAGTTGCTCATAGGTCTCCATCCTCTCTGGCCTCTTCAACGGCCAAATCTTCACGCAAATCAAGGGCTGCGTCTGCCGCCTCCTCGGCGCACCAATTGTGGTACACCGTTACTCCATCCTCGTCCCAGTGGTGGTCTTCGTGATCCAGTAGGATCGCGACGTCACACCACCCACACTTTTGTGCGTTTACTTCACCGCTCATTACCTTCCTCCTATTATCTGAAACGTGATCTTAATTACGCCGACCCCTAGGCTATGCCCCAAGGCCTTGAATACTGCGGGAGACAGATCAATTATTCTCCCGCCAGTACGCTTCTTGCAAGCGTGGCAATAGTCGCGCACGGTGCAGATCGTTGACTTTCCAGTCACCCGACTGGTGATGAGCACCTTGTAAGGGGTGTCTCCCCAACGCCAACTCCCGACCGCACAGTACCGAGTACGCTCGCCACTGAGATACGGAGAGCAGGTGCGAGGCCTGCCGTCGTGGCAGTCCCCGCCCGCTCCGTACCACGTCGCCTTCCCCTCGTACGGCACGCTCGGTGAGAGCAGTGCCGCCGAGAGGATGATGGCGATCAATTTGAGCTCCCGAAGTATCGGATCCAGTCTTCATCACCCTCTTCCGCGAGGACATATACCGACCCAGATCCGTGACCAGCAGGCTCGTCGCCAAGGACGACAGCGTAGTCAGCCTCACCCAGTGCAAGGCTCTCCGCACTGATTGTTGCTGCAACCTCTGCCGCCTCTGCGTCGTCTTCGGCCTCAACGATGACCCTCTTGATCATCCTGACATCTACTTCAACCAGAAACTTCTTCTTGCTCATACTTCCTCCTAGCAGGTGCAGCCGTTGGCAACATTGCCGCAGTGCTTGCATCCTTGTGGCTCCTGATCCTCTTCTTCAATTTCCTCGGCGATCTTCTTCTCAAGCATATCGGCGATCACCTTGTTGGTTTTCTCCGATGCTCCGACGACGACCACCTCAAATCCCAACCCTGGGATGTTCAACCTTCGTGTGCTCATTTCTTTCCTCCTTCTGCTACCTTCAACATAATCCAAGACCCTGATACGGTCAACATTAACGTGATCGCTACCAGATCAGCAGGTGGTTGCTCGCCGCCTGAGATGTAGTAGAAACCTAGGCCGATGGACAGCAGCAGCGTGGAGAACCACGCCACTGCCACCCATCCCCACCTACCCACGTCGCACCTGTCCGAGGTTGGCGACGGCGATGATAGCGGCTCGGCGCACCGCCGCGGCAAGTGCATCAGCACCTGCGCGGTCGGCTGCCTGAGCGAGCATCATCATTGCCTGCTGAGATCGGGCGATCTCCTGATCCAGTGCGATCTGTTGCTTGCTCTTCTGCGACATACGTCCTCCTACTGCTTCTTGTGGTTACGGTACGAGAAGTATCGGTGCAGGCGACGACCAATCTCGTCACCAATCAACACACCGAAGACAATCGCACCCATCCCACCGAAGAATGCTACTACGCCTGCGAAGCCACTCCCAGTGACCACAAACGTACCCACTGCCAGAAGTCCCGACAGCAGAATCGTAATGACCCACTCCTTGTCCATTTCATTTCCTCCTTGAGGTGTCTGCCTCATCAGTGGCGGGAGACAATCCCCACCAGACCCCTTGCGGGGTTTCGGCTAATCCAACCCTAGGCGATCACCTCGCCGCCTGTCAACTCCCCTGTCGGGGAGAGCAGGCCTGCGTTGATCAACTCGTGTGCCGTACGTCCGTACGAGCCCTGTAGAGCCCAGACCGTGCCCGACTGCACGAGGTCGGCGAAGAGGTCAAGGATCTGATCCTGATCCAACTCGCCTGCCTCATAATCCATCAACCGTCCTACCAGATTTCCCTTCACGTCAGTCCTCCTTCTTCTCAAGCACTTCGCGGGCGAAGGCGATATACCCATCCCGCAACTCGTGCAACTTCTTGATGAGCGAGTCCTTATCCCAGTACTCGTACTCAGCGACGACCACCGCGTCGTCAATCAACTCGTCGCTACCAAGAGCGTCAACCAACTGGTTGAACGTGATCTTGTCGCTCCCGAAGGCGAGCACGTCCGCAACCGCAAACTTGCCTGCCGTTGTCCAGATCCTGTGCATCAGGGCGTTCTTCCCGTAAGAGACCACCTTTGCTGCCATCCTGTACCTCCTATTTGGTCTGCCTCATCAGAGCAGGACGACCACTTCCTGCTGACCCCGAAGGGTTTCGGCTATGCGAAGACCAACTCGCCGAAGACAGCGTACTGGACGATCACCTCTGCTCCAGTCGCGTCCACGTCAATCTCGCCATCCCTGATGTTGATCAGGTGCGCGTACTCACTGTTGAGCACCTTGCAGACAGCGTCTTCAAGGTTGGCAATCGTCAGTGCAAACCAAGGGTTGCCTGCGATGACTGGGTCGCCGCCGTTGGACTCAATGTCCTCACGTACGTAGACCAGTGCCTCGTCCTGCGGGATGTTGCGGTACTTCTGCTCGTGCAGAAACTTCTGGTCGTCGTAGTTCTCGTAGAACCCCTTCCAGTTGTAGTCCTTGCACTCACCCCAGTAGTTGATGCCGCCTTCAATCGCCGTCGTGACGATATCTGCCGCATCCTGAACCTCTAGAACCACGCTCGTGATTTTCATCCTGTCCTCCTATTCACCTGCCTCATCAGCACTGGTCGGTGATCTCCAGTGGACGTGGGCGCGTCCCACGTTTCGGCGCGTTGATGATAGGCGGCTACTCCGCCTCTACTGGTCGGATTTCTGTGACATCGTCATTTGTGTCACAGGCCTCCCAGTCAACGTCGCTGCTGTTCTCAGCGATCTCTCTAGCCTCATCTTCCGTCTCAGCGTAGATGGTCGCAACCATATCCGTCGTACGGATCATGAAGACCTCAAACTTCTTCTCTGCCATTTCAACCTCCTATATGCCCTGCCTCATCAGTCGCAGTCGGGCTTGTCTGCGAGACCCCCGAAGGGGTTTCGGCTAGATCGCTGTGACCTTGAAGTTGACGCTTGGTGACATCCGCTTCGGGTCTTCGCGATGGCGATCACAGTGAGCGTTGACGTACGTCTTGCCGTTCACTGTGTACTCCTCAATGACTGAGGCGTACTTGGTGCACTGCTTGGGTGGTGAGAACCTGCCGCTCAGGCTCATAAAACCGACCTTGGCGGAGCACTTGCGCTTTGCCATATGACCTCCTGAGCCCTTGCCTCATCAGCACGGAGCGGGCTCCGACTCCGTGGACGGTGGGGCTGAAGGGTTGCCTTTGCACCCACCGTTTCGGTTGGAGGTCTTAGTCCTTATTCACCTGTCAAGGAGACCGACCTTGCGGCTGACTTATTGGTCTTCTGCCTCAGTTCACCACTGGTCAGTTGACCTTCCGTCAATCAGCGTCGCCGCTGACCTGTCTGAGGACACCCTAGCACACCCCTTTCGGAGCCTGTCAACCCCCTATTTCGTGCTCAAATACATAAGTTCTTTTTTATACGTTGATGGTCGGGCTGCCTCCTTATAGGGCTCCAGACTGGCCAGTAACAATCGTGCTCAATTGACCTAGAACGCCCCTATGAGCCCCGCTAGGGGCGGGGGGAATGCCAAGGTAGCCAAGAGGGGGTTACCACGCTCAGAATGGCGGAAAAGTGCCTCTGCGGGGGTTTCCGATTTGTCAAGGGGTTTCTCCATTTGTCTCACCAGACGCAACAGCACTGGTCTGAAATAGATCATCTGTTCTGTCGTGCGTGTGTTGGCAGTCGCGGGGGGTAGACTGCTAACTGGCACAGGTTGTGCCAAGGGTAGGACAAGGCTGCCTGTCGTCGGTGGTCAAGCCTGCCTGTCTGGTCACGAGGGGTGACACGGTCTGTGCCATAGGGGTAACGCCCCCCCTCCCCTCCCCGACAACCCAGCCTGTCCTGTCTGACAAGCCTGCCTGTCCTATTGTTACAGTCAGATACTGGGGGGGAGTATGTACTGGTCAGTGGCACAAATTGTGTCAGCCCCCTCCCCCGCCAGCATTTTGAGCGTAATTTCTGTAGAGTGGAGGAATGCCCCACCGCAACGGACACCCCCTTTGATAACCCGCGGACGGCCAATCCCTTGAAAAGGGCGACCTGGTTTACCTGTTAAAGTCGACTTGTCAAGCTGATCCCCTCGTGACTCAAAGATTAAGAAAAATAAATAATGCAACTTTGTGCAAAAACCCCCTGTTTTCCTGGTTATATGGGGGGAGACAAGAGGGGGGCAAGATCCAGTGACCCTTCTAGAACGGTCTTAAACTTAAGTACACTGGATCTCCTGGCCGCTAGGCCAGGTTAAGTATAGGGGTACAGGAGAAATTTAAAATGGCAGAGGATAAGGGCTACGGCTCAGGGAAGCCACGGTCAGCAGCTAACTCGCGAGCACGACAGCGCGTCGCTGCAAAGCGATACAGCAAGGGCAAGAAGAACCCAGAGTTCAACCTAGTTTCAATTAAGAAGGACCTCAAGAAGAGGTCCTGGGATCCAACTGGATTCGCTGGTGTTGGGGTTGGGACGATGGCCCGCGCAGCAACATCCCTCCTGAAGGCTGGTTCAAAGGTTGCCTCTCGTGGCGTCCTTGAGCGAGCAAGCGCAAAGGTTCAGGGTGGAATCGTAGGAAAGCTATACGCACAGCAGAAGGCATCTACGCCAGCTGGGGCACGCGGACCTAAGCTAACCGACAAGTTCTATGCCGATCAAATCAAGACAGGGCAGTACCTGAAGGCGCGATCAGCAGTTAATATGGCCAAGTCGCGAGCTCCAAAGCTCCCAGTTAAGCGAGGCCGCTAAAAGTTACAAAACGACCGTTTGAGTGGGGGTAGTATGCATCCAAAGAAGCTTAATGACTACCTCACGCGGGCCAAGAGCATCCTCAATCTGAGCCACTGGGAGATCAAGATCTCTACAGATTCGCCTCCTGATGACGCTTGGGCCGATGTTGAGGTGTCTCAAAATTTATATGCAGCTACCATCAGGTTCTCTCCTACTCTTTGGAAGGAGAAACCAGAGGAAATTAGGCGGGTCATCGCTCACGAGCTCATCCATTGCCACTATGCTGGCGTAGAGAGGCTCGTAGAGACCCTGGAAAAGACCCTCGGATCACAGACCTACGAGATTGTGTCAAGTATTTGGGACGTTGAGTCCGAACGGGGAGCAGATTCGCTCTCAACAGTGGTTGCAGAGCTCCTGCCGTTGCCAACATTTGGAGAAAGATAATGCCTCTTAAGAAGGGTTCATCACAAAAGGTCGTATCAGCCAACATCCGCAAGGAACTGAAGGCTGGCAAGCCGCGTAAGCAGGCTATTGCCATCGCCCTCTCTGCTGCTGGTAAGTCAAAGAAGAAGAAAGGGTCACGATAATGCCAATGGTCGAAGGGAAGAAGTTCCCATACACGAAGAAGGGTATCGCCGCTGCCAAGAAGGCCCAGAAGAAACACGAAAAGTCTGAGGGCAAAATGGAGCGCGAGATTGAATACGGAAAAAAGAAGGGCAAGCGTGCCAAGTAGGCCAGGTCTCTACGCTAACATCCACGCCAAGCGCAAGCGGATCGCCGCTGGCTCTGGCGAGAAGATGCGTAAGGTAGGTAGTAAGGGAGCTCCCACCGCTAAAGCGTTTAAGGAGTCTGCCAAGACGGCCAAGAAGGGCAAGCGTGGCGCGTAACTACCGCAAAGAGTACGACGAGTACCACGGCACGGACGAACAGAAGAAGAACCGTGCCTCCCGTAATGCCGCACGCCGAGACGCCGTCAAGAAGCACGGCAAGGCCAAGCTGAGGGGCAAAGAGGTTGACCATAAGGACGGCAACCCTAAGAATAACGGCAAGAAAAACCTACAAATCATTAGTCGGTCGGACAATAGGAAAAAGGGTGGATAATGGCAACATTTAAGTTCGGTCGAGCGATTGACATCCACTGGAATGGATATGACATCCAGGGTCCAGCGGATACAGTCTTCTCTATTCCAGATCAGCTTTACGAGGAGTTTGATGCCGACATCTCTCCAGTAGAGCCTACCCTCCAATGGATCGATACGAACGAGTTCCAGACTCTTTCTAGCAGCGTCTCGGTCACGACACTTCAATCAACCTTCCCGATTGCGCTCGCAACCACAACGTCTGGAAAGATCATCTCCATCTCATCGTCCACCAACCCAGCAGGGTACACGATGGTGGCAGATGGAACTGGTGGAGTCATCTTCCAGGCTGGATCTACTGGCGCACTAACTTCCGTTGTCGGCGTATCCCCAATCAGTTCCATCGTATCTGGCAACACCGCCTCGGTCAGCATTGATCAGGCTCTTCTCTCCGTTGCCGACGCATCTACTGCGACAACATTGCGGACATACGTCAAGAACTCATCTGGGTCAACGATTACCAAGGGTTCTGTTGTTTATGTAACTGGAGCAGATGGAACTAACGCCCTGATTGACCTTGCAACAGCATCAACAGAGGCTGGATCATCTAAGGTTCTTGGAATTGCTGCCAGCACAATGACGAACAATGCCTTCGGATACGTCATTGAAAACGGACAGCTCTCGAATATTGATACCTCAGCGGCAACTGCTGGATCTTCTGTTTGGCTTGGGAATACCCTGGGATCATACGTCTTTAATTCGCCACCAGCAGAGCCAAGCAACAGCGTTTACCTTGGTGTCGTTACCAAGGCAAATGCCAGCACGGGCGAAGTACTGGTCAAGGTCCAGAACGGGTACGAGCTTGACGAACTCCACGACGTGTACGTTGGCGGTGTTAGCACGGCCCTGCCACTTGTCTATAACAGCACATCTTCTGGCTGGATCGCCCAGGCGCTGACCTCGGTCGGAATCGCAGACAATGCCATCGTTGGCTCAAAGATTATTGACGGCGCGGTTACTTCTGGAAAGATTGCGGACGGATCGGTCACATCTGCCAAGATTGCCGCTGGCGCGGTTGGTTCCGCTGCCCTTGGGACTGGTGCAGTTGTTTCTGCATCTATCGCTACTGGAGCAGTCAATTCTTCAATACTTGCAGACAATGCTGTCGTTGCCGCCAAGATCAACGCTGGTTCGGTCGGTACGGCAAAGATCGACTCTGGTGCAGCAACAAGCGGACAGGTTCTTACTGCAAATGGCTCTGGCGGGGCATCGTTTAGCACCACATCTGTTTCTGGAACAATCGTAACTGAAACACTTACTGGAACGGGAACTTGGACTGTCCCATCTGGTGTCAAGTATTTTGATCTGGTTGTAATCGGCGGAGGCGGTGGCGGAGGATCTGGTGGTTTGATTCTATCGTCTGCTGCAACAACCATTGCAAATGGAGGAAATAGCGGTAGCACGCCTGGCTCGTTGTTTATCCCATACTACCCAGTTGGATCATCCACATCATTTTCATATTCTGTTGCAACTGGCGGGGCTGGGGGAGCATCGGTATCGGCAACGAAGGCTGCTGGCGTGACATATGCTCAAATTCTTACAACTGGCAATTCTGGAAGTGCCGCAAGTGGGGCAACGACCTTTGGATCCAGGATATCAGTTGGTGCTGGTGCTGGCGGGGTAGGCGGAGGAGCGTATGCGGCAGCAACTGGAACAGCGCAATCTGCCAACGCGGCAACTGCTAGTACGACTGCATTTCTTTCTTATAATGCAATTACAGCAACAGTAGGCAGCGGACAAATAGGACAAACAGACGGCGGCACTGCAAACAACGCGGTAAACGCTACCCTTACTCAATATCCAAGCCTAACAATTAGTAACACAGCAGTATTTCCACTGGTTCCAACAATCGGTTTGCTTGGAGATCAATCAGTTGCGGCTCAATCTGGATCTGTGACAATTTCTGGACCAGGAACGTTTGTGACGGCTGTTGGCGTTGGCGCAAGTTACGACACCACTACTCCTGGGGTATTTGGTCGCGGGGCTGGTGGTGCTTCTGCCATTGCAAAAAATGCTGCTGCCGCTGGAAATGGTGAAACAGGAGAGGCGCAATCAGGATGTTCTGGAGGGGCAGTCGCCGTTAGGATTTCAAGCGGGGCAACGACGGCAACATCGATTACGGCAACTGCTGGATCTGGAACCAGTGCAGTTGGCTATGGGGCATCTGGTGCTGGTGGTTCTGGAACGGCATTCTCGTATGCATCAACAACGCTTGCAACGGATTCAAGTTATACTGCTTCATCTGGTGCTGGTGGAAATGGATCAAATGGGGTAATTGTGATTAGGTATATAAAATGAAGAAATACGCATTCTATAGTAGTGATAATGTTGTTAAACAAACAATTATTGCAGACTTAGATGTAGATACACTTGCTGCACTTATGTCTGATTATGAAACTCTATTTGGGGTTGTTGGAGTTCAAGAGTACGAAGAAAACGACGACATCCAAATTGGATGGTCCGTTGAGACTCATTCACCAGTAGAGGTCATCCAAGAGCAGACTGATCCTATCGTTATACAAGAAGAGGCTGCCGAATGACCGAACTGGCTCCAGTCCTCACTGGATGCCACGTCTGCCGAAGCCCGCTTGTTGAGACCATCAACAAGAAGATGCGCGATGGTGTACCTGACCTAAAGATCTCAGAGTGGCTCGCAGAAAACGCCCAATACATCAGCCGAATCACACTCGGTAAGCACAAGCGTGAACATCTGACCGAGCCACACGAGCGTCTTCGACAGAACGCCATCAACGTGATGAAGAAGCAGGCAAAGACCATCAAGGCAACAGGCGACCTCGCTGGCCTTGTCCGAGACTACGTTCACTCCGCAGTGGAGGAGGGGCTAATGACCCCCACACTGGCAGAGGGGCTACGGGCGCAGGAGATGATTGACCGCCGACAGGAGAAGGGCGCAGATCGTGAGATCGCCCTCACCCTTGCAGGCATCCTCGGCGGCGGAGCAACCTACGCGGTTCTGGAAGCCAAAGAGGTTAAGGAAATTGAAGGATAACGAAGAAGTTCTGGAGGAATGTGGTGCCTAGGCTAAAGATCCGCTCGCAACTCCCCCTCATTGAGAAGGGTGGCGTGCTTGACGACTGTGGACCGTCTTCGTGCGCAGCCGCATCTTCGTGGGTTCTCGGTAAGGAGATTACCGCTAGGGAGGGTGTAGCAGCCAAGGAGAAGGCAACGGGACGAAAGGATAAGCCTGGTGTTGCAGACAATGCCACTGACCTCTCCGAGATCATCAAGACCTGCAAGGTCCTCGGCGCAAACGGTCGATGGGCGCGGGACTGGGACGATGTGGTCAAGAGCCTCAAGGCTGGTGCTGCGGTCGTCATCAACGTCCAGGCTGCTCGGTTCTACCCGCCACAGGCAATCAGCGCGTGGCACAAGCGGTTCGTCGGTCGGCACGCTGGCGCAACCTATGGCCATATGGTCGCAGCAGTCTGGGACAAGGAGTTCGGGTTCCAGTTTGCTGACCCAACATTCTCAGGTCTCAAGGCAGAGAAGTATGCCTGCATCGTCACAGAGAAGGAATTGAAGGCAATCGCCTCAAGTAAGGGTGAGGCTCCGTACAAGCGGTGCGTCATCATCAAGAAGTAGGAGATAGAAATGGCAGAAGATCGCGGGTACACAGTAGTAAAGAAGAAAAAGTCCAATACTGGAACTTCAAAAGAAAAAACTACCTCAAAGATTAAGTATAACTCTAAGGGAAAGCCAGTTTACGCAACTTCAACCGTTAAGGGATATGATTACGAATCTGGTAGAAAGTTTGGTCCTAGAGCTGCTGGAACGATGCTTGGCGGTGGAAAGTATATGCCAAAGGGTGGAGTTGTTGGACCAAAGACAGCAAAACTAACACCTAAGGCTAGGGCAAAGGCGCTTGCAGATGCACGATACCGAAGGATGGTAAAGTAATGAGCAAGTCTACTCAGGCAATCATCGCGTCGTGGGGTCGTTCATTCCTCGCCGCCTGCCTTGCGCAGTTCATCGCCCTCGGTGGCGGTGCGTTTGACTTCGGAGCTGACGGATGGAAGTCCGTCCTATCTGCTGGCATCGCTGCCGTTGTCCCAGTCATCATCCGCTGGTTGAACCCAGAGGACAAGGCGTTTGGGTCAAAGTAAGATGGCAAAGAAGAAGGTTGGACGATACGCCGCGCAGGGCAAAGACAAGGCAGTTGGACAGACTGGTTGGGACTCTGTTGCCCGCGATGACCTACGAGATGCAGTAAAGAGCAGCCTTCGCGGGTTTGACGTTACCGTTCAGGTAAAGCCTGGTGCGGCAAGGAAGAACCGCGCATCAATCGCAAGGGCTCGATCTGCTGGTGTCAACGTTATCGTAAAGAAGGGTCAGCAGTTCTACAGTGCTGCTGGTGCGAGAGATGCAAGTACTGGTCTGCGTATTGGATATACGCCTGGTACATCTGCAAGGGCGCAACGAGCCGTTGCCCAGGGTGCTGCAATCTCCAAGCGATTCGCTGGATACAAGCCACGACTTGAGGCGGCACGAAAGGCAAACCCAGACGCAAGCAAGGTCAGCATTGAGATGACCAAGGAAGAGAAGAAGACGCTTAAGAACTTTTACCGCAAGGGCAAGTACAAGGGCTGATGAGTTCCTGGGTCTACGTGGGTGGAACCTTTGACCTGTTCCACTACGGACACGCAAACTTCCTCAAGCGGTGCCGTGAGTACGGCAAGGTCATCGTCGCGCTAAACACCGACGACTTCACCAAGCGGTACAAGCGAGAGCCGATCCTCTCACTCGGTGAGCGCATCGAGTCGCTAGAGGCCTGCCGATGGGTGGACGATGTGACGGTCAACATCGGTGATGAGAACAGCGGCGAGACCATTGACTCAATCAGAGATAAAGAGATTGCCTACATTGCACACGGGTCGGACTGGCAGGGGGACGATCTCCTCAGGCAACTTGGCATCAACCAAGAATGGCTAGATGCTAGAAACATCAAGATGCTCTATATCCCGTATACACAAGGCGTATCAACCACAGACATCATAGGGAGAATCCGTGGCGACGTTCACAGCAGTTGTGACTGCTCACGACAGCGAAGTAGGGATGATTCGGACGGTTGCTGCGCTTCTTGCGCAAAGTAGACCGCCAGATGAAATCATTGTTCTTGCTTCTGATACTCCGTTGGACATCGCTCGTAAGCTATACACGGGGGTCACATTCTACGCGGAGCCGAACCTCAACGACTGGGGTCACGAAAAACGGGCCAAGGGGCTTGACCTGGCGACATCTGATTACACGGGCTGGTTCAACCACGACGACTCCTACGACAGGACCTACATCGAAAAGATGATGGCCAGGGCAGAGGATGGCAACGATGTCGTCTTCTGCGGGTGGAGCAAGTCGGCTACTCCAAATTTCAGTGCTGGAAGTTCAACTTCTGGAAACTACATTGCCAAGACATCATACGCTCGAAGTGTTGGATACAAAGACCGACACTACGAAGCAGACGGGACATTCATCAACGGTCTTGCGGATCACGGTGGAAAGATCACAAGGGTCGCGGAAGTACTGTATTTCCACAATGAGGTAAAAGAATGAAGACAGCAGCGTGGCAGCGTAAAGAGGGACAGAACCCAAAGGGTGGTCTCAACGCAAAGGGTCGGGCCTCGTACAAGGCGCAGACTGGAGGCACACTGAAGGCCCCAGTCAAGAGCGGAGACAATCCGCGACGCGCATCATTCCTTGCACGAATGGGCAATGCTCCAGGTCCTGAACGCGATGCGAAGGGGAAGCCGACCCGACTCCTTCTTTCGCTTCAGGCCTGGGGTGCCAGCAGCAAGGCGGATGCTCGCTCCAAGGCTAAGAACATCTCATCTCGCCTTAAGGCGAAGAAGTCTTGAAGCAGTTAACCAATGAAGTTGCCATTGATCTGGCTCGCGGTAGAGGCGACATTGAGTTCTTTGCTCGTCGCTGGCTTGGCATTGAAGGGAATCCTGGGCAAGTAGCCTGGTGGAAGGCGTGCAGTGAAAGAGACGAAACTGGCTATCGTCCTCGGTACATCACAACGGTGGTCTCCGCTGGGAACCGTGCAGGAAAGACTCTTGCTATGGCTGTTGTGTGCCTCCATCACGCGATATATAAACTAGGACTAGCCAGCCCAACACAAGGCGACCCAGACTCTCACCGACGATGGTCGGAGTCGCCATACGAGTGGTACCACGTAGGCATCCAGCAGGAGACCGCAGAGCTGGTCTTCCGAGAGATTGAGACCATCCTCTCTGGCTCGCACCCAGCGCAGCGTGGTCGCGGATGTGCTATCATCAAGGAACTAGGCAAGGTCATTGAGACCCAGAAGAAGTACCGAGGCGAGTATGCGTGGGTCAAGGTAAACCCAGTACTCGGGGGGGCAAGCATCCACTTCCGCACCACACAGGATCGAGCGAAGGCTCTCCTCGGTAAGGATATGAATGGCATCTCATTTGACGAGGCGGCGTTTGAGCCGCACTTGCTGATGATTTACCAAGAGGTTCTGAACCTCCGCCGACTCTCCACTGGCGGTCCACTGCACTTCATCGGGACACCGAGCGAGGGAATCAACGACTACGCGGAACTCTGGGAGAAGGGTAATCCTGAGAACCCAGCGAAGGATGAGAAGTTCATCAGCTTCCGACTCTCCACCCGCGACAACATTGGCTACGGACTGACGCAGAACAACTTTGATGACGTTGTTCGCCAGCAGGCCGAATATCTTATTCCACAAAACATTGACGGGTACTTCATTGAAGCCCGCGATGCCTTCTTCTGGAGCCAGTCAATCCTTGCGTGCTACAAGACGCTTGAGGATGACGTGAAGCCAGAGCGGAACCACCGATACATTCAGGGAGTAGACCCAGGCATCTCGCACGATTCGACGTGGGCCATCACACTGGACATCACCAGCCGCAACAAGATTCGCGGTGTTCGGATCAGGAAGCGCAGCGGAAAGCAGAGCATCTCCGCCGTGGTGAATATGGTCCGCGAGGGACACCTTCTCTACAGCCAAGACGGAGCCTTCTGCACCACCATCGTGGACTCCACGGGTCTAGGTGGCAGGCTCTTCCAGCAGGAGTTCTCAATGATCCGCCCGCTCCGAGGGTTTGACTTCGGAGGAACGAAGGCGAAGAAGGTAGAGCTCCTCAACGACCTCAAGGCAGTAATCGATAAGGGTCAACTGGAACTCCCGATGGGCGGTCCTTGGGATGAACTAAAGAGACAACTCCTCATCTACAAGTTGGACGACAAGAAGCTAGAGCAAGACGCAGTAATGGCATTGGCAATCGCAGTGCGGCACGCGCTGCGGAATCCTGAGAAGGGCGTAGAGAATCCGACCTTCACCTATTTTGGAGCAAGTGATTGATGGCTAAGATCCGAAAGATCCCAGCGGCATACGAAGGTACACGAGGCGTACCAGCACAGTATACGACCGACCCTGATGTCGCTACACCAGAGCAGGTCGCAGCCATTGGTGCTGCACTGGATAAGGCTCGTAAGCTCAGTCGCGGTCAGCGCATCACCAAGTCAATGGTCGGCGCTGCTCCAGTTCCAACCACGCCAGTACGACTCAACCGCACCAGCGGCAGCACCCTCCGCTCCCCCGCTGGTGCGCCCAACATTGGCATCGGCGGCGGCGCTCCAATCGCTACCGCCCCTGCCGCGTTCAACGCTACCTCCAAGTCCCCACAGAAGGCTGGCGACGGATTCTCCGCTGGCTTGAAGGGTGGTCGAGGGACACTCCGCATCCAGCCAAACGTTGAGAAGTTGTCGCCGTCAGAGGCCGCATCGCTCAAGATGCTGGAGTCCTCACTTGTCGCCCAGGAACTAGACCCGAAGCAGAGCGACGACTACACGCTCCTTCAGGAGATCCTCGGTCGCAAGCAGTTGGTTGACCCAGAGCAGAACCGCCTCAAGGCGCTGTTCCGCCGAATGGACAACCTCTACCACCCAGAGACGATGACCCTTGGTGGTGCAGACCACTGGTCAGAAGACCCAAGCGCACGCCTCGCTGGCCGCGCCCACGTGTCGGTCAACATCCACCACGCCTACGTCCAGATCCCTGCGGCGATTCAGGCGGTACGGCCAGTCATCAACTACGTCCCAACTGGTAGCACGCCAGAAGATCGACAGGCTGCCGCGTTGCGAGAAAAGCTATTTTTCCGATGGTGGGAGGCAAACGACCTTGACTTGCAGCTTGAACAGGCCGCCCTCCTTAAAGAGCTTTACGGTCACACCGCAGCCAAAGTATATTGGGACCCAATTGAGAAGTCTCCAAAGATTTCAATCATTGAGCGGCCAGAGAACCTCTACCTCGGCTTCGGCAACAGCGACTACAACCGCCTAGACTGGGCACTCTACACTTACGGAATGTCGCCGCAGTCAATCCAAGAGGACTACGGCGTTGACGTAATCCCTGTAAAGCAGGGCGAGAAGTGGTTCCCGTACACGAGCCGTGGCAGCCACGCTGACCCAATTGGCAACGTGTGGGCAAACGCCTTCGAGCGAAACCCGCTCCGCCGCGAGACTGCCTACGAGCAGATGCAGGTGGAAGTCTACGATTATTGGTACAAGGTGCCAAAGGGTCCAGGTAAGGCCCCCCTTGTCTACAACGCCATCTACGTTGGGAACACGCTCGTCAAGAACGATGCGCACCCAGAGTACGGCGGCAAGATCCCGTACATCCACCTTCCGAACGGCAAGATCCCAGGAAGCCCGTACGGCAAGCCTGCTCTCTATGATCCTGAGCAGCTCCTCCGCGAAAAGGACGAGCGGGTCACCGCAATGGCACAGATGATCCAGTCCATCGTGGGCGGACAGATGTGGCAGTTGGTCGGTGCCGAGGCTCCTGACGAAGTACCACCGAACGCGCTACCAAAGCCTGGTCGTGTGGCAACCCCTGGACCTGGCAACGAACTCCGCGCTATCCAGCCGTTTATTCCGCAGTTCCAGATTGAGGCATACGTTGCACGAATCGACCGAGAGTTGACGGTAGCCACGGGCCTTAACGACCTTCTCCTTGGATTGGCACCAGCGCAGGTACTTGGTTCATCGCGAGCCATTGCTGCTCTTATCGCTAACTATGAGTCGCGTCTTGCCCCAAAGCGCAAGGTATTCTACTCTTGGATCAAGCAGGTCTGGGAGATGTGCGCCCGCATCTGGGAAGAGAAGGACGCCGCAGTTGATTCAATCATTGGCGGAGAATACCGCATTGAGATCATCGCGCCAGAGCTCACCCCGCGAGACACGCTGGAGCTTGCAAGCACCGCAATCAACCTTGTTCAAAACCGCATCTGGTCGGCAGAGCGTGCAATGGACCGCGTTGGCGTGGAAGATCCTATTGGCGAGAAGGAGCTCATTCGAGACGAGCAGACCGACGCCACGCTAAATCCAGCAGCTGTGGCGACGATGGCAAATGTCATTGGAACCTTCAAGCAGCTTAATATGGCGGATCAGCAAATGGCCCAGGCAGCGCAACAGCAACAGATTGAGGCCCAGCTTGCTATGACGCAAATGCAGGCCTCTAATGCGCAGCGAACGCTGAACCCTGGTGTTCCTGGTTCGCAGTCACTTAACCAACCAGAGAATCAAGCGCAGCTTCCGCCTGAGGCGAATGCTGCTAATGCGGCGGAGCCTGGTGAAGAGAACCTTCTTCCAGCGCCGACCGCGACCAATGAGGTACAGGCATAATGGCACGAAGAGGGCGATTCGGAAGATCAGAGACTGGAGCATCTGACCTCTCAGCTGCTATTAGGTCTCTTGTTAGTCAGCAAAAGTCCGCGGAAGAACAGGCCTTTATGAAGGCGTTCTACGACGGAACAGAGTACAATGGGAAAATTCCAACCATTGCTGATGTTATATCTTTCTACGAAGATATCGCCAGCCTTTCTGGCATCGACAAAGACAGCGAAGACTTTATATTTCTGCAACAGAAAATTGGGGATGCAAATAACTTTGACATTAAAAGAGATTACAATAACCTAATTGCCGAGTTTAACTCTAGCGATGGGGCAAACTATTCCGAAATAGTTGATTTCATCTCTGGGAGGGCACAGGATTCTACAAACCAGGATGATGTTAATGACTTTAAGACTGGTCTAGACGATATAACTGGAGCCTTCCTAAACTATAAGGGAGAGGCCCTGAAGCGGGGCGAGCTCACCGCCAAGGAATATCAGGCGATTACCCTTGATGCCCTACAGGTCCTTGAGCCAGGATCTGCCGCATACAGCAAGGCTGTCTATGACTCGTTTACGTGGGAGTGGAACGCAGAGTCTACTAAGTGGACTAACAGAATTAAGGCTGGAAAGGCAACCGCAGCTCAATTTGAAAACTGGGCTAAGGGATTTGCGAAAAGAGCTACCACGTCTGGAATTGAGAAGAAAAGCGAGCTGTACACTGGAATCTTTGCTACCGTCGCATCTTATAGTGGAAGCTACGGCGGGGGTGGTGGCGGTGGAACACGCGCTGCAAACATCGAGTCTAAGCTTGGTAAGATCTATGCGGCCGCGCTCAGGGCCCCTGGGATCCAGGGATATGAGCTTACGCAAGGAGATCTTGCTTCTGGTAAAAGCTATAGCGCATCCGACTATGCATCAAACCCAGGAGCATTCTCTGGCCTAATTAGGCTCATTGAAAGCGGTGCAATCGAGATGCCGCAGGAGCTTGTAAAGCTTGGATACGAAGATGTCAATGATCTACAAAGCGGTCTAACAAACCTTGTTCGAGGTTTTGAGGCAGAGGCCGAGTCTCTTGCTGCAACAAGCAATTCCGAGTCAGCTTCATCGCGGTTGGCACAGGCCAAAACCTTGAGCAGATCAGTTGGTGCCAAGACGCAGGTTGATGAACTCGCTGATGCGGTCAACCAGTTCTCGGCTGACGTACAAAAGTATGGGGCAGCAAAAGATGACGTTGGCCTAAAAATTGCTATGGATGAAATGAATAAGTTCTATAAGGGCCAACCTTCTATCTATGGTAAAATTGATCTTTCTAAGGATCTTGCCCCGAAGGGATTTGCTCAATACGGTCAGTCGCTTAAGGCTGCGTTTGACGCAAGCGCGGCTGCTTTATCTGGAAATGGAATCCCGTCTGGCGCAGTGGCGCTCGAAGATTTCTTTGGCGTATTTGCTGGGTTTGACGGACAAAGCGGAATTACATTTACAAATGTATATTCTAGTGGAGATATCGAGGAGACCAACGGAAATTTTGAGCGTTTAACAAACGGACAGGCCGTTCAGGTGGTAACATACGATCCAGTAACTGGAGCGAGAACGTACCCAACATCCGATATGCCAGCCGTAACATCAACTGGTTTCTTGGGAAACTCGGCCGTCCCAGCAAAGGGCGGAATGCTATCTATTATGACATTTAAGAAAATGCCAGACGGTAGCTTTGTTCCAATAATTCAGTCAATCCAAAACATTGGAACAATCCAGACTGCTTCTGGTAGCGGAACTACGGTATGGGGATACCAGTACCAACTTCCAAGCGGATCTGCGATTTACGTCAAGACGACAGGAGAGTCGTTTGATGGCGATCCATTCCAAACACAGGCCAGGGCTCTTGGAAATGGTAATTACTTTGTCGACAGCCCAGCGATCAGGGGCGACGTGACGAAGAGAAGTAGTGTCCCAACCATTGACCTTCAGGCCCTTCTTCTAAGTGCTGGCGGAGAAGATGCTGACTACCAGTCAATTAGGAACGTCGTAGCCGATGTAAGAAAGAAGATTTCTGATCCTGGATCACCGTGGCAAGCAGCTCTTGGCGTAAGTAATCTTGACGCCATTGAGAACGATCTTGGCCAATTGACAACCAGGGCAAACAAGATGGAGCTTGATTCTGTTAACAAGCAGCTTGGGGACATTAAGCGTGGATTCCTTGCTGGCAATCGAGAAACAATTGTTGAGCTTGAGGCAAGGAAGCTTGACCTTGAGGCTGGTGGCGACATTGGGAATATGTTTATTAAAAATAGGTCCAAGTACGTTGAGACCCAACCTGGCGTGTTCACGCTCAGGGAGACTGAGTTCAAGGGATCTGCCTTTGAGTTCGCCTCTTTGCTTAATGCCAATCCAGCTGCTCTTCCAACAAGAGATGCAAGCGGACGAGAGCTTCCAGATACTGTCGATCTTAGGACCGCTGACGTAAAGGCAGCGGACGCTGCAAGGAAGCAGGCGGAACTCGCTGCCAAGCCAGTTGCTGACGGATACCCATTCCTACGGAATCTCAACGAGATCAAGCAGCCAATGCAGGTACAAACACCAACTGGTGCTGCGCCGATCTCGCCATACCTTGCAACGCAGGTCACGCAGCCACAGGTCAGGCCAGCAGCGCCACCAGCTCCAGTCGTTCAGAAGTTCACTGCTCCTCAGGTCCAGCAATCGCTTGTTGACTTCAGGGCTGGGGAACGAGCACCACTTGGTCCAGTTAAGCCGCCAGTAGCGGTTCAGCCAGCACCTGGGTCATCCCCAAGGCCTGGAGACAGGATTAGACTATAATGCCAATTACAGGAGCAGGAAGCGGCGGTCTGGGCCAGTCTCCAATCGAGACTCCTAAACCAAAGTTTGGCGGAGCATCAAGCAACATTGCTGACATTGGAAAGTTTACTATTGATATTACCAAACCAGCTGAAAGCGTGACCAAGGGCGCCGAGGGCGTTGTTGGACTAGCGCAGGGGGTAGGTAAAGCTGCCGTAAGCGTAATAGAAAACCTACCAATTCTTGGACTTGTGACAAAGCCAGTAATTGGTGCAGTTGGCTCCGTTGTTGATGCGACTATTGGAAAGGGCGTTACTGCCGTAT